CGTCAGCAGCGGTTGTGCTGCTGTAGCTATTCGCGTCAGCTTTACCTGTACCGTCTTCAACTACGAACGCCATTAGGCACCCCCTGCAATTTTAACGAATACACCGAAACCCGTATCCAGCAACAGGTCAAAGTTCGCGCTCGGTGTAACCACACAACCGCGCTCAATGTGGTCTAGCGTCATGCGTGTACCTGCTGACATAGCGAGCGTCTTAATGGTTCGCGTGTTAGCGCCAACAATGATTGCGGCTACCGTGTCAGGGGTGCTTGGTGCATTACTACGCAAAGCGAAACGACCTGAAGCGGGCAGCACCACAGCACCGGAAGCGGGTGCAGCAATTAGACGCTTGAACGCGCTAATGTTCTGTCGCACCTTGCGTGCTTTCTGTAGCTGTTGCGCTGCCCAATTCATTAGTTAGCTCCTGGACGGTTTCCGCCGCGTGTGGTCTTGCGTGCTAGTGCTTGGTCGATCGGTGAACGGGTTGGCAATAAATCCCGCAAGGACTTAGGCGTAAACCCTGCATCGCGTAATGCACGTCCGCGCTCGCTACGCTCTTCCAACAGCTTGCGCTGAGAAGCTAAATAGCCTTGGATTGCGTCAGCGTTGCTTTCACCTGCACCAGCGTCTTCACGTGCGTTAATAGCATCGTCCAAGAGACGTTGTTTTTCGTCGTAGAGGTCTTGTGCAGCAGCCAGGAAAGATTGTGCTTCTGCGAGCTCAGCGTGTGCATGTGCTAATGCTGCTTCATGGTCTACTTCGTGCAGTTCAGCATGCTCATCTTGCTCGGTGCTACCTTCAACCGCGCCTTCAGTTGGCTCGGTTGTTGCCGTTTGTACTGTTGCAGGGGCTACAGTAGCAGTTGGCTCGGTGTTACCCTTGCTCGCTACTTCTTGCGGGGCCTGTGCAGTCGCTTGCGGTGCAGTCCCTTCAAGTGCAGCAGCACGGTTGAAACCTGTTGAGACAGCGGTAATGCTGTCACGGGTAAGTGTTTGATCACCAGCTAACATCTTGACCGTGTCAATACGCGGTAAACCGTCAGCCGTCCAGTGATTGTCGTTGTTGCCATCTAGCTTACCTAGTGCTTCTAGAATCTTGCTCATGTGGTCAATTCCTTATAGTGCAATAATGGGCCCAGCACCTGAACTCGTTACAGTAACGGATCCGAGTGTGTTGGTAGCGGTGACCGACACTGTTATGGTGGCTCCAACGTCAGTTACAGTTAGAACATAAGTGGCGGCCGTTGCTGCTGCAATAGGTGCGCCATTGCGCCTCCATTGACGGGTATAAGTGGGGGTTGGCGTACCTGTCCAAGTACCATTAGACGCGGTCAGTGTTTGCCCCTGAGTCTTAGTTCCCGTGATTGCGGGTGCTACCGTATTGACTGGGAATTTACCCGTAACCGCTTCAACCTGCTGTGTGCTGAAACCCTGCACCAGCATGACGAAGATATTGCCAACTGAAGTAGCTAAGCGCGTGGACTGTGCAGTTAACCATGCCAACAGAATGGTCGAGTAACGTACTCGGTCAAGCTGTCGGTGCTTAAGATGTTTGATGCGAGGCGTGCGAGCCATAACGTATCTCCAGGCTGTTGTAAGTGTTAGGGCCCGAAGGCCCCAACTAGGAGGTGGCACAGCTTAGATTAGAATTCACGCGTGATTAAACGCGCAATCTTCATCTGTTTACGTTCGCCAAACACACGGCGCCATGAGGTAGCCGCTGACAGGTTGTTGGTTGTTGCAAGGTTAGACGGGCCGCCGTTCGGTGCTGTGCCCACATAAGCTGCGCCAACAGGGTGCATAATCCATTCAGTACGGTTGTACAGAACTTCTTGACCGCCACCGTTACCTGAGCTCGCCTTACGTTCAACTTCGGTTGGGACTTTAGGAGCTCCGCGACCGTTACGAACTGCACCAGCACCAAACAACCAAGTCTGGAACACACCAGCCGCGAAGGGCATAGCGTCATCAACGATAACCACACGACCCAAGAAAGTTGGGATACCTTGTCCACTTGCGCCAGCATTAGGATAGGCAGCGGTATTTGTTGAATCTGGGATAAAGTCAATCAGGTTGTTTTTAAGCATGCGGCCGTATACAACTGAGTGAACCATGATTGCACCAAGTGCATCCATAGAGTCGCCCATAGTAAGGCATGAATCAATGAAAGACTCCGCGCTGAAGTTGGTAACGCCATCCGTGAAAGAACTACCGGAAATATCGTGCGTCATGTCGTTCTGCGTGTGGTAAGCGTCTGTCACTGTTGCGTTGTTAGCAAACACACCGCCCATCGTTGCAACGAATGCGGCTTGCTCACGACGTACCCAATAGTCTGAAACGCGATTAGCAATCGCATCCATCGGGTCTGCACCAGCAAGGGCTGAAGCAAGGTCCATTGAGCTCCAAGAGTTGTTGCGCGATAAGCGCACTTGGATTTCTGTTGCTGAACCAATTTTATTAGGCGAGGAATTTGTATTAGGATCGTCGGACGAAATGTTATCAACGTCGTCGTCCAAATCCTTAAAGGAAGGTTCGTTAAATGTTAAGCCGCCACCCGCTAAGTCCATATCTAATACCGAGTCGCGCACAACTGCGCCAGACTGGATTAAACGTGACTTCTGCTCGGTGAGCTGCTGCACATAAGGGGTGAAAAGTTCAGGTACGATCACATCAGTGATTTGAGTTACGCCAGTGGCCATAGTGGATTCTCCTAAAAGGCTCAAGTTTGTCTAGAACTGGACGCCGTGGCCCCATGGCTGGCATTCTGTATTAAAATATCAGGGCACATACCCCAATGATCCACACTTTAGCAGGATCATTGAGGTCGCGCAAGGGCCACGGATAATTATTTGCGTGGTGCTGGTCGCGCTCCACCCAATGTGGTTCCCGCTGCCTTTGCAAGCTGCTCCGCTTTAGAACGGTTCTCGGTCAGGATTTTACCCTGCTCGGTCATGTTCCACGCTTCGCTTGACCAAGGGTTTCCACCAGTGCTGCCATGGCTACGTGAACCACCTGCACCACCGCCTTCTGACGGGCCCCACCAGTGTGGCTTCTTAGCTTGCATATCCATGAGCCATACTGTTGCTTCAACGCCAGGGGTAACACCAACGCCATCACGGGTTACGACACGGCCGTCTTCTGCCACTTCCAGCATGCGCTCTGCGAACACCATAGCGTCCTCAACTGCTGCACCTTGGAAGCCTTTTTGCTTACCCACTGCATCGCGCACGCTGTCATGGATTGCACGGGTACGCTCTTTGGCTGTGTAACCGCTAATGACTTCGTCACGCTCAGCAAGCTCTTTGCGAAACTTATCAAGGTCACGCTTCAGAGGTGCTGTTGCAGTATTTAAACGACCTTCCACCAATTTCTGGATCGCAGCGTCATCTAATTTACCGCCAGCAGCAGCTTCAAGTTCAGGGTACTTATCCAACATGGCCTGCACTTGCTCGGTATCCAAATTGCCCAAGAATGCGTATCGATCACGGGTCGCTTTGTGGTCGTTGCGCTCTTTAGCCAAACCCGCTTGGATGCGGTCAATGTCAGCTTGCGTCTTGAAACCTTCTACACCTGTTAACTCGTAGCGGCCGTTCTTCTCTGTGTAGAGATCGCGGTACTTCTCATCAACCTCGTCAATTGAATCTACCAGTGCTTTGATACCCATGGCATCTTTCTCCTATATGCTGCTCATGCAGCGGGTTATGACCACAGCGCACGCCGTGGCAATGTTTACTTATACCTATCAGGGTCTAAACCTGCTGCACGGAAAGCATCTGAATCCCGTACCGCAATGTCTTTCAAGCTAAGCTCATGCCCGTTGTTATCAACAAAGCGATCCAGCTTTAGCCCCCCGTCTCTAAATAGCTTACCCTTCGTGACGCCAAGGGTATCGTTCTGGAACTGCACACTTTGCTTTTCAAGCCACGTCTGGTATGTGGTGCTCGCAGGCACTGTACCAGTTAACTCACGCACGCGGGCGCGGGAGAACTTGTCGTAATCCCCTTTCGTTCCCCGTGGTAGGTGTGCGCGGCTTGCTACAGGTTCCAAATTGTTCTTCTCCGCATACTCTCGCAAGAGCTGCTTTTCGGTTGATGCTTTAGCAGGGCGCTGACCCATGCGTTCACCGTTGAACGCTGCGATCCGCAAACTGCGACAGGCGTAGTGTAACGGAGGCATGGGCCCTTTGCCAAGCGGAAATATTTGCCCATCAAACATACGGCAAACAGGGGTCGTTCTTGCGTCCAATGTTGCCACGTATTGCTCTTCGGATATAAAGTCCTGATTCTCCTGCAAGAACTCGCTGCGGGCGTTGTTTGCAATATGGTTGACCGCTGTGCGTGTAATTGCTTGCACCTGCCTGCGTGTAATTTGCGTCATCCCGTCAGCGCCACGGAATGCACCAGTACCCACCACACGCCTGGCAATGGTTGCACTGTCTTCACCTGCAACCATGCCCATCTGGATTGCGTTACTCATGCGACGAATATCTTCGGACGCCATAGTACGCGCCCAGTCCTTCATCACTCGTCCCTCAAAAGGACGTGACATAGCAATATGCTTGAGCAGGCGTGCGCTAGGCATAACCGTTTCAATGACCACAGGTGAGGTCGTTGCCAGTATGCGCCCAAAGGTTATGGGCTCTTGATATGCAAGCTGCACACCTTCTTCCAGCCAATACTTATTAGCCTCTGCCCATGCCTCCCCTCTAATGGCGCTAAGAGTTTCAGTTAGCGCTTGCAACCTGCGCCACTCCACTGGTGTGGTCAACCCTTTGTTGTTCATTAGCTTGTCACGTATACGCCTCGCAATATCCTCTTCGGTAGCGTTGAGAATGTTGGTAATACGGTTCCGGACGTGCGAGCTATAGCGCAACAGGTAAGTCTGGTGACGTACAAGTGCGTCATATAGCTGCTCGTTGGCTGTTGGGGCAACCATTACTCATCTTCCGCTAAAGGGTCGCCTGTAGGTAGCACAGGGTCGCCCCCTGCCGTTGTTCCCAGCGGTGCAGCACCAGCATCTTCCTCTGCAATGATATCCATTTCAGTTTCAAAATCTAGTTTAGTAATGCCGCGCTCAACCATGAGGTTATGTATGCTCTCTTTTGATAGAGGCGCACCCATGCTTCGGGCTGTCATTAAGTAAACAATCTCTTGCCCGCTTAACTCAAAGTCCGCAAATTCTACGTTCGGTGTCACCTTAACTTCGTCAGGGTTCGCACCCATCCAAGTCGCTACGACTTTAAGGATCTGTTCCAATCCAGCAGCACCAGCAAGCGCAATTTGATTCAATGTTGCAGTTTGTGCAGCCATGCGCGTGCGTAGTGCTTCGCCGCTCTCTTGGTTGCTTGCACCGCTAATCATTTGCCCAGCTTTCGTCTCCGCTTGTTTCTTATCGTTTTCAAGTGCTGCACGTTGCTCAGCAAGACCCTGGCTACTGACGCCAATGTACTTAGCGTCACCGCCCATTTCAATGTCAATGCGGCTACCTGCACCAGTGCGAAGCGTGGTAGCCCCTTCGTCCGTTGCAGCGTCCAGCGATCCTGATTGCTTTAGCAGGCCACCAATAGTGACCAGCGTGTCCTGACCCTGCATATACAGGTTCTGTCGGTAATCCGCTTCCCCACGGTAGATGGCAAGCACAAGTCTGCCCAGGCCCATAAGTGGGGGCTCGTCAGGTGCTGCAACTATATCTTTTGAGTTAATGAATACAAATGGGATTTGTTCCAATGTGCTACCGCGTAGCGTGGGCGCTTTCATTTGCGCTGCTGCATACACCTTACTTTCAAACGTGCCTTGCAGGTAGGTAGCAGTCCCCTCGGCTTCGTTTTCAGCTAACACACCAAGCTGAAGCACCCGATACTTTTCTTGCAGCTCCCAAGCAAAGTCGTCGTCCCGTTTGAACGCGGTTTCGTTTAGCACCACAAGATTGAGCGAGCTTAGGTCCTCGGTATAGCTGCCATCGTCCCAGTTGTTAATGGACTCCGC